TGAATCCGGCTTTTAAAGTGGCTCCCCCCAATTCGGTGGCTCCCGTGGTCTTCAGGGAAATGCCACCGGAACCGACGATACGGTTGTAGGAATTGCCCACAATCTTAGTGTCCTGTCCACAAGGGAAATTGGAAGAATTATCTATTTCTTCCACATGGGGAATGTAATCATGGTTTTTATATACACCCGTATCACCAACCAACATTTCAAATGGTTGACTTCTCCCTTTTTCATCAATGCGAACCGATGGGTAATCATTGAAAATCGCTCCCACCGTTTCAATTTTGTTTCTCTTGACGATGATATGTTCATCCCCCCCATCACCCATCTTCTCTTCAATGGGAGTGAGTTCTTCCTGAATTGCCAATACAGCATCAGCAATGTTTTGGGCATCCTCTTCCGGCTCCCATTCCCCGTTCTCCGTAGCTGCTGATTTATTTGCTCCAAATTCCAAAACACCGGGAGCTTTCGATCCTTGCTCTCCCGCACTCTTGGAAATATCCTCCTCTTTTATATCTTTTTCTTCCGCTGGTTTGGTCTTGCCACGGTCAGGAACGGGGGAATAATCAGTAACTTCATCTGTAGATGATAATCTTCGGGGTAATTTTATATACCCCCCGAACTTATTCTCGACAACATAGACCTTGGAACCGATCACCGGATTGTCCGCACGTTCTCCTTCCAAATCAGTATCCACACCATTCGGGCCGGATACTCCTCCCCGTTTGATTTTGAATTTGGAATTTACCAATGCCACCGAATTAAAAGTGTCTTTCCATTGCTGGTAAGCATCAAATTCCTCGTCTTTCAGGAACCCCTTGAAATCATATCTGGTATTTCCCACACGATTGGTCTGAACGCCTTTTACGAATTTATTATCATCATTCAGAACAGTCTCAAAATTATCATTGATGACATGGGTTTGCTTGTTGTTAGTGGCAAGTTCTGAATTGACCAGATTGTTCATCAGAACATTGCTTCCCGATCTTTGGGAAAGCTGAATGCTCTCCTGATCGGTTGTGTTTGTAATCACCAAAGAGCCACCCCTTTGGTTTAGTATCGTCCTATTTCTGTAAATTTTATCGGCCATAATCAATTCTCAAAATCGTTTGGATAATAAGGGGAAATTTTATTATCATTGTCGGTTCTATTTATCAGTGTCAGTCCACGGAAATCCTGCGACACTCCAAAGTAAATGGGAAAGTTTAAATCTCCCAGATAATGGAACACCCAAACCTTGGAACCCACTTCGGGAATACCGAACATTCCCTTGGATTTGTTTGTGAAATTATTCGATTTATATCCAAAAGCATAGGGATTGCATTTGACAGCGAAAACATCAAGAGGATTGGCAAACGCATCGGATACCATGGTATCCATGTTTTCATATAAAAATGAAGGGGAGAACGATCCCCCGCTTAAAGTTGGGACTTCAGTATTATTATTTTCGTAAGTCTCCGAATAGTTACTGTCCGTTATAACAGCCAAACCATCCCCATCCTGTTTGAAGTATCGTCCATTACCGGATTCTCCCATCAGAGGATAACACGGTTCCGCCCATGGAATGTGTTTGGAAATCTCTTCGTAAATCTTGATATCAACCCAAGTGTCTTCGGGGTTGTTGAGTCCGGGTCTTTGAATATTCATTTCCTCATATTTCTCAAACCATTCCTCAAAAGGTTGGTTGGATAATTCGGGAATGAATATCTTAACCCGATTCATTTTCAGGGGATCGTTGTTCTTGACCACAATTCCACGGTAGAACGATTCGTCGTTCCTTTTCGCCTCATTGCCCGCCCCTGATCCACGAATAAACACAACAATACTTAATAAGGTATCTCACATCACGAGCATCAAGGGAGGGTCCGTTGAGAATCCACCTTCAATTAAGAATTGTTCCAATTCTTTTTTCGCTTCCAATCCTTCCGAAAGAATGCTGGAACCATCAATGGAACCACCTCCGGGTAAAGTAACACCGGATATCTTAGTGAGTATCCGTCCCCACATGATCTTAGACATGGCGGTGGCGTATTCCAAAATCCACTTCTCCTTGATCAAATCTCTTAAAGGTTTTTCCACGTAGCAAGTGAGCAAGCCAAAAAATTGAGTGTTTTTCGGTTGAGGTATTAAACGGAGATATTGTGTTCTTGCATCAAAATAGATGTCCCGACGAGTAGCAAACATTTTTTCGCGGGTATCAATCCAATCCTTGACGGTGTGCCAAGATAGAATATCAAATCCATAGTTACCCAGCGAATAAGCGTGATAACTTTGTTGAGCCATGGTTTGTTCCACGGAAAACAATGTGTTTACACCTGTGGAAGAACCTTCCTCAAAAGAAATAACATCAACTACTTTGCGGTAATCCATGACATCATAATCAAACATATTATTGAATGTGTTCACATCATCCTGTTGTTCACACTGTATCGTGAACGGTTTTTGATAGGATTGTTGGAACAGCACACTCAAACCAGCATTGAATCCCACTAGAAGATCGTAAGTAGTTTGGTCAATAATTTGCATGGAAGTAATGCCATCGGAAGGAACCACTCCGCTTAATGCTGAAGAAGCTGTGAAATATGCGCTGGGAATTGTGGAAAGGGAAACATATAAAGGAGTTGGGAGAGTCACTTCATAATCCGGTTGTGGTCCGGTTCTCTTATCATTGAGCTTTTCCGATGGTGTGTATCCCGAATTGGCAACTGTGAAAAGATGATCCAATCGTAAGCCTTTGTTACCCTCATACAATCGGCTGTCAAAAATAAGATATTCTTTAGTGTAACCACTATATACTGTATAGAAGTCAACCGCCATTGATATGGCTTCGTGTAACTGATCGTAATGTAACTCCACATTAATCATGGGATGTCCCAAGGTTCTCAGAATCCTCTCTCCCAAACGCTGGTAACACTCAATCTTGGAATTGAGATTGGTGGACATGAAAGCGGAAATTGGTTCAACTTGGCATAAGCTCATAATCTTATTTAATCTGTTAAGTATTATTATGTCCTTTGAATCAAACAACGGTTCCATTTATTACGAATTATCCTGCGGCATCCCCACCGTTTCAGGTTGGAATGCTAATACCAACAACGGTTCCGCGTATTATTACCTATCTGCCAACGATTTCATCCTCTGGGGGCAGGACACCACTTACATCCACCCATCGTCCAATAATGGGAGTCAATTCTACTTCTATGACTGTGATAGACCCACTGATTCGGGTTGGAATGCTGAAGAAAACAATGGAACAAAATATTATTATAATTCCGCGTTCAACTGTGTGAGCTTTTGTGATTAACTTTCATAAATAATATTATGGATTTTTACGATTTTGTTCAACAACACGCCAATTTTATAAAAATTATTCTAGGGGCGATTGGTGCCATTATATTGACTTGGAAACAACTCAGGACTTTTATTGTCGAAAAATATAAGGAACGTCAGGAATATATTAAATCTCGGAATTCCATACCAGAATCTTTAAAAAATATTCAAGGAACTGTGTCAAATATTGATGATCGTTTAAAAAATGTTGAATATGAAATATCCCCGAATGGTGGGGGTTCCATGCGGGATTCTGTGAAAATAATCAAAGCTGAAATAGAGGCTATGTTTTGGCTCAATCCCAAACCATCGTTTAGAGTTACCTCCAAAGGTCTTAATATTATGGTGAATGAAGCATATTGTAATCTGTGTGCAACATCATCAGAAGAATTGCTTAGATTAAATTGGAAAAATTTCGTGGAAGACGAACATCAACTTGATGATTACATGCGTAGATGGGAGGATTCAACCGATGTATTTTCACAGTTTTCTGGTAAATTAAAATTTAAAAACTCCAAAGGCGAATATATGGGCGAGTGGATTGTGAAAGTCCGTCCTTTGGGGGCAATCGATTCGGGAAACGATTTCCTGTGGCATGGGACAATTTATCCTTTTGACCAGAAATCGAAAGAATATGCCAAGACTTATGGCATTCCTTTAAATTAAACTACTGTATATCCGACACATCCAATACTTTCAAAGATTGTTTCATCAAAATAGCTGCAATAATTCGATGATACCCATCCAAAGCCGTGTTATTATTAATGACGATTGGGTTATCGTGTAATTCATTTAAATTTTTCTTGTAATGATTTACGATTTGCTTCTGATCCCTATCAGCAAAATCTTTATATGCTTGAAATACCGTGGTATCATCTTTATATGTCGTCAATTTCAACAATTGATCTGGTGATAGTGTTTTGATCGGAATTTGGATATCCCCTATTTCGGGGTCAACAGCACTATAAAGTGCCTCGTTTTCAGGAACATCATATTCAATATCACCATAAATATCGTTCAGAGACATGGTATGGTTTTCCATACTTTCATATAATAGTGCTAGATTTTTGAAGTCGTGGGAAGTCATGATAATATTTAATTTGATGGTGATTTATCACAATTTTTTCTTTCCAGTTTGATCCGTTTAGTTAAATATTAATATGAATACGAAGGAATGCACTAGATGTAAAAGTGAGTTATCATTAAATTTATTTACAAAATCTTCCAAAAGTCCTGATGGTTTGCAATATGAATGTATTGAATGTGGGAAAGAACGAAAACGTGAATGGAGATTGAAAAATAAAGATCGTCATGATGCTTATATGGTAAAATACAGAGAAGAAAACCGTGAGCTTTGTATAGAGAGAGGTAAAATATATAGAGAAAAGAATTTGGAAAAGGAATTACTCCGTTCTAAAAATTATAAATTGAAGAATCCGGTGATTAGACAATTGGGTTCTTATAAGACGAATGCAATTAAAAACGATGCTTATCACGAACAACATGATCCGAAGATAGAAGCTGTTTTAATAGAAATGAAAATTAGATTGCAAAAATGTTTAGGTGTTAAATTTATATTACATAAAATAATCCCAATGAATAAAGGAGGTTATCATCATCACCAAAATATTCAAGTTATACCAAAATCATTCGAGGGAATAGCCAATAAATTAATTAAGCACGATAATCCCATATTAAAATATTGGGGGGACACTCCAGAATTTTTATGGGACAAGGCATTACAAATAGAAAATGTAAAATTAGAAATGAGTGGTAATAAAAAATGTTACTCATGCGATCAAATTTCCCCAATTGATAGCTTTTGTATATTACATAAAAAATTTAAAAATAGATCGTCTTATTGTGAAGCTTGCCACAACAAAAAATTTTCTGAATATTATAAAAATAATAAAGAACAATTAAATATTAAAAAGAATAATTGGGATAAAAATAATTGGGATAAGGTATTATTGAGAAATAGTAAAAGACGAGCGTTAAAAAAGAACGCAACACATCCTAATCACGATCAAAACATTGAAAAAACATATGTTGATATGCGAATCAGGCTGGAAGATTGTCTAGGTATCAAATATAATGTTGATCATATCTTACCTCTAACCAAAGGAGGTTATCATCACCATGGAAATCTCCAAACAATACCAGAGTCTCTTAACGACAGTAAGAGAGCTAATTTAAAATTTAGACACCCATCTCTGGTTCATTGGACGGAGCTTCCGGCGTTTCTGCTTGATCGAGTGGAGCTTCGACATTTGGAGCTTCTGAATCAGTTATAGCTGCGCCAGAGCCTCCAAAATCTGGAGGCATCCCACCACCTCCACTTGATCCTCCCATGGCTCCCATATCACCACCAGCTTCGCCTCCAGCTTGTTGAGCTAATAACTCTTTGTAGTTGGGTCCGAGTGTTTTTATTTGTTCGATTTCAAACATGTGTTCCGCTTCCACCTTCTTGAAATGTAGGTTGGCAAGGATATCGGAATCTCTCCAATCCAGATATTTCTTCATGGCATAAATCGTGGATACCATTTCATTACCCGTAATGTTATTGAAAGTCTCAATCTTAAGATTGAGCTTCTGGCTCTCCCGCATATCATAGAAATTGGTGGGAACATTGAATTCCACGCGGATATTGTCATCGAACAAATCCCAATCATCGAACATGTCCTTGAACTTGAGGTGTGTGATAAACGCTCTCTTGATACCTTGGGCAAAGCGTTGTTGTTGACGAATGATCATCTTGGCAAACTTCAGTTCTTCCCGAAGCATCTCCGTTCCATCATTATAACCCGTTTCATTATTCAAACGAGAAGTTGGAGTCTTGAGAGAACGATATAATTTCTTGATGAACCAATCAAGAGGTTCCATATTACCATCCGACATTTGACCCCCAAATGTTTCAACTGTAGTTGCCTCTTGTCCTTGTCTCTTGGCAAACCAGAATGAATCAAGCGTGGATTGAGGTGCGTATTTCTTGACAATATCTCCCTGATCCATGTCAAACGTCTTGGTTGACCAGTATTGGCTCTGTAGCTTGCGTAGGTAGGCTTCTGCTGCGGGGACGGGCAATCTTCCCACATCCACGTTGAAGAGGAAGCGGAGGGGCGCATGAACCATTCTGTGGATCACCACGGAATCCTCAATCATGGAAAGCTGTCTGTAAGCTCTACGGCAATTCTCAATGAAAGGAATGATAAAATCCTTGGTTTCATTATATTGCCCACTGTTCACATAGAGGACTTGGTTTTGTTCAAAGGGAATGTATTCATAGCGTTCTACCTTTTTATTATCCACCGAAGAGAAGATTGGCTTCTTGTAAATGAACGCTTTCACCAACATCGTCTGAATGTTGTCATATACAGGATCAAATTGTTCAGCAGGGAGGTTTTTGATGGCAACTACCCCTTGTTTGATATAATCATCTTTTAGAATCAATTCAAAGAACAGTTCGCCTTCAATAAGAAATTGGCGGAAATAATTCCAACCATTGTCTTCCAGTTCCATCATGGCAACGAAACGGGAGAATTCCTTCTCAATCTCCTCTTTCTTTTCCGATTCCAGATCAGTATTACGGATTTCTAGAGTTACAATCTCTCCGTTCTCATCCACATTGATCGTCTCATCGCAAATCTCATCCATGGCATCCGCCACTTCAGAGTAAGCGGCAATCATGCGGTAGTCCCGCAAACGCCCCGGTTTTTCCTCCGAAGCTTGGGAATACATCAAATCCGTAAAGGACTTGTCTTGGTAAATTGCGGAAAATGCAGTGTTGTTCCAGTCGTTATTGAGAGCTACGGAATTTCTAGCAATCGCTTCCGGTCTGCGTAAACCAATCTTTTGGAAATATTTATATTTTGTATTCTTCGCTTCGTCAGGAGTCTTCTCAATGAAATTCCCGCGATTCTTCAAATAGGATTGCATGTTCCTATCAAATGTGGAACCTTTACCATCCGTTCCTTGGTATTGTTTGTTTGAAGATGGTGTTGTTGAACTGCCGATACCCGCCATACTTATTATTTAAGCGGAATCTTCAATTATTCAATGAAATCTATTTAGGTATTTCAAAAGTGGAACCATCTGGTAATTGAACTGCTGTCGTGGACGATGGTAACATACCAGTCTCAATTGCATCATACAAAGCATTGGAAAAATATTGTTGTTGATACTCACTCATTGGAAATTTGAAAGTTACTGGTTCTCCACCGCTAGAATATCCCATTAACATTTCCAATTCACCGTCTGGTGTTCTGGTCGAAAGATTTCCAAATTCATCTTGCTCCAATTTAACAATACCTGATTGTTCTGAATACATCTCTGTTATAAGATTTGAAATTGCAAATTGATCTTTCGTAGTCATGATATTATTTAGTTGAATTGTTTTTTTTAATAGGATGCAACCCATCCCGCATCATTAGCTGTCACAAAAACCATATTTCCTGACAAATTACTAAAATAATTGGAACTTAGCGACACCGTGACAATATTATCATTCACTGTGGTAATCACATTCTCTGGTAACTGGTATGCGGAAATGGTGGGGAACTTGGCAGTGTCAATCTCCGTATATACCAATTCGGGAATATTATAAGCACCTGATAGATACCAAGTGTTATTATATCCAAATCGCTTACCATAGAATTGGAAGTTCCTGTCATTCAATTCCGTGACAACCAGAGAATCCCCTTGGTGAATACCGTTGATGAAATAATTGGTGAATTCTGGATATGCACTGATTGATACGCTATCCGTCACCACTCCTTCAGCACTGATCGCATCAAAGAGATTGTAATCACAGAAGCGGCTGCTAAACGGAAGCGCATGAAAGTCAGCATTGATTACATAGATTGGTGCTTGGGTCTGATTGTAATCCTTGAACAACCATCCCTTGACCGTGAAAGAAGTGGAAGCAGAAATTCTCCATTTCACATCGGGAGACAAGTCCTTGGGATTTTCATAGGAAATATCTCCCGACCACTGAATTTCCGAACGAATCTCATCAATGAACGGCATGTTGAATTTTTCAGGAATTTTCCAAGAAACCATGATATATGGATTGCAATTCACCACGAAATTCTGAATGATCTGATCCAAATCCTCCTTGAAATAGCAGATGATGTTCACATCCAGAGTAAGATTTACGGGAATTGGTTGGGGAATTTTAGCCATCCGATTCGTGGAATCCAACTGTTTTCTGTAAATAAATTGGCCTTTATTATGGATACGGGACGGATCACGCGCCAATGAGGTTTGCTCAATCGTCACCACGGGTAGGGTGAGTGTCTTGGCTCTATCGCTCAGATCGAGGAGAACACGGTGTTTCGGTCCATTGACGTATCGAACCTCAATCTTCTCCTTTGCTACACGGGTGCGAGCATCATAACGATATACGAATGCATCGTCAAACGCTGCAACGAACATGTTGAGGAGTTGGGAATTTTCAAAGAAGTAATTGTAATCGTTCATTTTTTACACGGTCTGATAATACTTAATATAATAACCTTCTCTCAACTTTTTTATGAAAAAATCATGGAAAAATCATTAAAATTTACTAAGTAATATAGTATGGAAACAATAAAGAAAAAAATAGAACTGTATGTGACTTCCGAGATGAAGGAACAAATTCGTAAAATTGCTAAGAAATCTGGTCTGACTATGACCGAATATATCAAAAGAATACTAGAGGATAAATTGAATGAGACTAACTGATAAATTTGAGAACAAACCGGGGGTGTATATCATTCGCAATGAGGTGAATGGGAAGTATTATATTGGGGAAACGATGAATATCCATAAACGAATAAGTGAACACCGATCCCATAAACACCAAGTTATTTCAAAAGCTTTTAAAAAACATGGTATTAATAATTTCCACGTAGAAATATACTACCTACCAGATGTCAATAAAACATTTTTACATGACTTAGAAGAACAATTAATAATAAAATATAATTGTTTGGTTCCACTTGGGTATAATGTTTGCACTAGAGGTTTAGATAATACTGGAAGAAAATATAGTGAAGAAAGTAGAAAAAAAATGTCACTAGCTAAATTAGGAAAGAAAGCATCACCTGAAGCTAGAATAAATATGAGCTTATCTAAGAAGGGTAAGAAAAAGAAACCATTCACAGAAGAGCATAGGGAAAATATTAGAAAGTCTAGATTGGGGGTTAAAGCTTCTCCAGAAGCTATTGAAAATATGAGAAGATCACAAAAAATCCGAGCTAATTCCGAAGAAGGAAAAAGAAAAACTGCTGAAATAATGAGAAAACGATACGAAGACCCCAACGAAAGATTAAAATTATCTCTAAAATTGAGCGGTGAAAATAATCCAAGCTATGGTAACCCAGTTCCAGAAGAACGAAGAAAAAGAATTTCTCAAAGTTTGATGGGAAATAAAAATGCCATAGGCGGAAACAAAATTAAAAATTCCCAAACCCCATTGGACGATCCTCAAACGACTTCGTAGAAGTGTTTTCTTTATGATAATTGAAAATATCAGCCAGTGTCATTTCCTTGTCAATTGTAATATCAAGATTACAATGATCAGCTAATCTCTGACCATCTTTAATGGAAAGCTCTCCGAAACGGTATTCTAGGTAGAGCCTACCCTTACGCAATAAGGCTGGATCAACTTTTTTCAAATCGCAATTGAATGTGCAAATGATACGCATACCCATACAGTCGCGGAGGAAACCATCGGTCATACCCAAAATATTTTGTGTTCCCGAATTCCTATCAACTGATAATATTTCTTCCGCATCTTCGATTAATAATATGCATCCGCGATTATCTAACATGAATGATATGAAAGATGGTTGGGAGATCACCGATACCATGGAGGGTGGAATATAGATCACATCATCTTCACATTCGGTGATGAGATTTTTAATCAGGTTAGATTTTCCAGACCCCGGCACCCCATGAAAAAGTAGCAAACTTTCTGGATGTTTATCCTTAACAAAGCTCATAATTTTATCTTTTGGAAACGCTTCTCCATAATATAGATCATATCTATCATCCTTAATTTCAATATCAGCAAAACTCGTTTTCTGCTTAGTTAATCCATGCTGAGTCTGAGCAATCATATAAAAGTTCTTTTCAGAAGTGGGGAGAAACAGAAATTCCCCATCCACAAATTCTTTCAAAAATTCCTCAATATTTTTTCTATTCTTAATCAGAGGTGAAAAGCTAATAGTGATCCCTCCACTATTTGGCGAGAAAACCTCCCCCTCATCATCCTCTTTCTCAACCTTATCTTCCGGCATACCAAATGTAGCCCGAACCATAAGCGTCAGATCGTCGCAGTAATAATACCCCGTGTTGTATTCGTTGATCTTGTATTGTTGTGTGACATCGAATTTCCATTTTCTCAGGAAATCATGGATTCTCTCAAGCTGCTGCTTGTCAAAAAGATAGTCATCTATTGCCAAAGACACATAGGAGATATTCCCATATTTCTGCTCAAATTCTTGGGGGTAATCGGAAGAGCCAAGGAATTTCCCCTGATGGGAAACCCAGAACACGTTCTCCAACGATTTGTCGATTATTGTTTTTAATTTACTCATTTTTTAATTAAATCTATCTAAAAAGAACTTCGGCAGCTTCTTCTTGTTCCTGTTTATAGCATCAAAAATGCTCCCGTCAAGTATGTATGTTTCGCAATAATCATCTTTTGATCTAACGCCGCGACCACAAGCTTGCACCAGTGTCTTCAACATCTGATTTCCATACCAATCCTTATCAAGCTTCATCAGCTTCTCCACCCGCACATCCTTGGTTGGTAGCCAAGGTGCCTTCAGGATGATCTGGAACCGCGCCAGATCGCCTTTCAGGTCAACACCATAGGTCATGGAGGGAGACACCAGAACAGTGGGTTCCTCCGACTCCTCATGCATTTCCAAAAGCTGCTCATTATTCACCCCCGGTTCCCGACAAAGTAAACGATCTGATTTTACATTATCTCGAATATAATCCGTCAAGTATTGGGTATGAGTGTGTATGATACCTTTTTCATCCCCATGGTGTTCAAGAATCCCCTTGATCTGTTTCACCAGAGTTGGAAGCATGGATTTCAAATTTTGAAAATTCAACTTTTGTTTAGCCATAATATGAATTGGAGATTTCTCAGGATTGAAATCAGTTCCAATATGAAGGTATTCATAATCCTTGATTCCCAGAGATTTGCAATATGCATCGGGATCAATGATCGTTGCGGACATGATTACCACCTTCTCCGCATGGGAGAAAAGGTGCTTGGACAGGACATCCACTTTCAGGGGAATGAACCGGATACCATATTCCACCCGCTCAATTATATAATCACTGTCATAGAATGATTCAGAGAGTAATCCCAAAGAATTGAAAAGATTCTGAAGTTTGGTATATTCCTGTTTCTTTTTATTGAACGTGATGATGTCTTTCTTGGCTGTATTGGAAGAGAACCATTCCTTGTAATCCTCACAAGACGTTTCGACTTTTTCCATCAGGGAATTTATCCATGAGAGAACCTTGGGCTTATTCTTGTCATCGTTGGGGAACGGTGTCACCAAAGTCTGGGTTTTCATCAGGAATGGGATATCAACCTCACATGTGAATTGACTCACCAATTGCTCTTCCAATTCCGATCCCTCGTCACACACCATCACTTGTCTCTTCTTGAGATGGTTTGGTAAGGAAAAAAACATGCTGTAATTCAGGGCTGCAAATTTGGAAGTCAGCATGTCATTACGGGAATTGTAATAAGGGCAGCGATTTGCTTTCCAGCATTCGGTCTTCTGGTTTGCCACGTAGATGCAGGGAGCGACATCGACCGATAGTGTGTCATCCACATCGCATTGGTAATTGCTCTTGCCTTTTAACAGTCCCGTATCATCGAAGGTCATCTGATATTGGTCTTGGAGGGATTTGGTAATTGTCAGGGCATAACAGCCAAAAGGTTCAAAATCTGAAACCAATCCCGCTCCATCCTCCCCAAAGATGCTGTAATTTCTGACGATCCTTTCAAATTCGGCAGGAACATCTTTGGATACATTGCCAAGCGTCTTTGCCAAATGTGTTTTACCAACACCCGTATCGGCATGGACGATCACGAATTTCTTACCATTCTCAAATGCTTTTTCAATGGCATTAAGAGCTTTGGCTTGTTTGTCACGGGGATTGAATCCCTCTGGAAAGTTTAAGATTAAGTTATTCATTTGTTTTTATAAAATTCTTCCAATGCATCACACACCACTTTAGCCATGGATTGAGTATCACACAATGCCCAATGTTGTCGTCCCTTGGAATGGACTTGGTATATTCCATTGAATTCCCTGTATTGGAATATTTCACCACCCCTGTATTTTTCAGTCGGTTTATCTGGATATTCTATTGCTATCATATTCATTTTTCTTTTACTATAAATGTTGTGAAAGCAAGGTCATCATTAAAAGATGAACTGCTATACAACACGAATTGTGTGTGGTGTGTTATTGTTTTTGTTTCTCCGTTTTTATATTTCACTAGATAATCATACTGTGGATACTCCACATACATATTCTCCCACATACTAAATGCGTTCGTTGATAATTTGTTACCACTTTCAACCATCCCATATTTAGGAATAATATATTCAGCCAAAAATTTTCTAAGAACTCCTTTGTTTCCTCGCTTATTCCAAGTTATTTCCGTTTGGATGTAATTAGACTTTGGATCAAACCTATAAAAAGCGACCAATTCATTATTTTTTAAAATGTAATATTCCCCATATTCAAATTCAGTCTGATAGTAAACATTCATGGTATTCCACTCAGTTACAAATTTCATTTGTTGAACCTTTTCAACGGAAAAATTGGACATGTGTTCTTCAAAATCATCGTCCATTACCCCATAATTCCAAGGACTTTCATTCATCAAAATCCTTTGGATATTTTCTATATCCCTCTGTTTCATATGGGTATGATACCCCACCAACAACGAATGTCAACCCGTGATCACGTAGAGATGATTATCGAAGAATTTTGAAGCTTCCGATTTGTTCAGCATCCGCATTTTCCAATACACCTCTTCCGTTCGGGGACAAAACGCACTCAGGGCATAATCGAAAATAAATCCCCCCTCCGTGAGCTTGATGTCATAAGGATAGGAGATTTCCCATTCCTTGACTTCCCCTCCTTCTTCGATTTTGAATTTTACGAAATTCTGCTTGGTGTTGAACATTTGTATTTTACCCTCCCTGATGGTTCGGGAGTTTAACACAAATTTCACTTCACGGAAAATCAATTGTTTAAGATGTTCTTCAATTTTAATCATTTTGGAAAGGGGTCAAGGTTCAATTCAATATCCATGTATCGCATCTTTTCGTTGGGACTCATGGGAAATATTTTTTCATTAAAGAACGGCCAGAACGTATCATCTGCTGGCATTTGTTGAACGAGGTAGCACATATCCATTGATATATTTCTATATGATTGCATGAAAATATCCCATGCTACCACGATATTATGTTTACGTTCGTTGATTTTCTTGGGTTCCAGAGAACCTTGATACTGGAGGGTTCTCAATCCGTTTTCGGATCGTAGAATCTCGTTGCTATTGGTGCATAGCATCTGGCGAATCTCCGGTCTTCCGGGGGCGCGTTCCGGTCTTCTACGGACGATCATCAGATCACAGATATTGCTTTTCAGCAAACGCTGTAACTCAGTCCGTTTTATTAGTCTCATTTATCTCACAAACGCCAAACATGCGTTGCTCATTCAAGAACAGTCCGTTCTTCACTTTTCCGTAGCCTTTAACTTCCAGATTACTCACACCACTTCCCATTCCGCTGGGAAACACCACAATCTCTCCAACTTCCGTGAAGAGAACATTCGGTCCTTTTAAAATCACTTTTCCCTTGCGCCACATCTTATCCACATTTGCAATTGGAATCAGAAGACTACCACGCTGGACAAAATCGCCCGATTGTTCAGTTCCTTGGGCAATGTCACAATATTCCACAAGCATCACATCATCCATCAGGCGGGAGAGGATATAATCATCCATACCGAAGTCTGTGGGAAGGTTGGGATCATTTAGATCAATGTGGGATTTTTGGGGTGCTAACTTATCAATGCTTACTGTCATGAGAATATTTATTCATCTTTTTTGGAAGGCAAGCGTTTTTTAGAAATATAATTAATTCTTTTCCGTTTCAACTTGGGTATCAAGTTCTGAAAGAAACGAAATTGTTCTTCATCAGTCTCAAAAATCTGACTATACTTATTTACCGTCTCATTGGCATAATTCAACAGATCGTCATCATAGAAACTCAGATAACGTGTCACCATGTAAGGGGAGAACTCTTCCAACAATTCGTTGGTCATCTCTCCTTTCTTATCAAAGATAATATGATTTATGGTGTTAAACATCGTGTAGTATCATATCCTCTCTGTAAATGTCTCCATGTTCTCCACCATCAGCAAACCATTTGGATGGAAAGTAACAAGTCTTTCCCCCAATTAAGGATGCCCACCAAGAGAACGTGGAATTGCTTCCCACTATAATATCACATTTACTCATCATGGCAAGCTCTTTCACATCAGAATCGGTTTCAATCAAAGTGTAATTGAACATATTAAATTCTTTTGTAACGTGTTCAGGAGAATCCGTGAACATATAAATTTTGGTTCCTTTTACCATTTCGGGGGCAAAAATGTTGAGGAAATAATCGAAATATTCTGTCTTACAGACATAATGAATATTTGGATATATCAAATAATCCCCCCTTCTTACATGGAACGCCACTCTGATTATGGGATAAATACTGGGAGTTGAATTACTATCCCCAAAGTCCAATAACGATATAAATTCATCCTTAAATTCCTCAAAATATTTGAGGGATTGGAAATATCCATGAAGAGAAACACTTCCATGATGAAAAGGTAATTCATCGTAATTGAATCTCTTCTCGTGAAGAGAAATCACATCTCTAGTAACTGGTGGAGAACCATATTCAAAATTGCGAAAGATATTATCTTTATACGATAAGACGCTATTACCTTGACCAGCATTCCAATTATCGGGAACGATTATCAAATTCTTGTCATGCTTTTTGGCATAGGCGTATCCCGCAGCAATAATGAATAGCTGGTTTCCCAAACCACCAATTGGATGCACGTAGCAATTACTCATGGGAGCATCTTACCATTCCAAGAAAGGATGTCAAGGTGCTGAAAAATACAAAAACGGACACTTTCCGTCCGTTTTTTAATATCCAAGCAACCTTTTCCTGCGCGTATCAGCCGTGGACACCGAGAACGTCTCAGAGAACGCTGATACGGGAACGGTAGTAACCGAACTGAGGAACGGGAAAACCGAATAGGAATTGTCGGTGTTGACAACTGCCATATCGGTGAGGTGGAGGGAAGACGGGATGTTGAACACCGATCCCAGAACATTCACCGTGACGTTTGGAAAGGTTGCAAGGGAGAATGCTGATGCGGTGTGAACGGTGCTACCCACAGAAAAATTCACGGGGGAGAAAGCGAGTCCTACATCGGTGGTGGAAAGGGATACGACTCCAACTTGGCGACTTGTAACCACAACGTCTGCCCCAGAGAGATAGGTGACACCCGTGGCAGATAGGGAAGTGTTCGTAAGGTTCGGGGTTCCGGTTTTTTCAGCGGAAAGGAGGACGGTTTGGAACGTGTATAGGCTCATAGTATTATTTAGTAATTTGGGTAATTATTTTCAAAGTATTCTATGAGTTTGGAAGACACGGTATCCTTTCCAGCTTCAATATTATCAAGCTCGATTTTTTCCAAATCTTCTGCAACCTCATGATATGCGGATTGTGGAAGATTGAATCTTGGTAATGATAGAATTTTAATCCATTTAACTACCAACGGTGTCTTCGCCACATTTGAATATTTTAAATCAAAAATTTTATCATTATAATATGCCTCGATTTCTTCGCACAGCCAATTTCGTCCGCTATCCCAATAAATATCACCCTCTTCGTTTTTATCAAACCATCCCCTAAACCAATCCAACAAGTTCAAACGGTTTTCAACTGTTTCTTTTGAATATGGTCGTTCAACGTAAAAAGCGTCTATTTCTGCCAACTCGTAAGCTTTTTGGATTGCGGTTTCTGATACTGTCATGTATTAATTTAACACAATTTTTAAATTTGTCAAATATTTTTATTGAAATCTGTTTTTGGTCTGATAGTCTGTTAAGTAATAGTATGGCTAAAAAATACTCAACAGATGAAGTGATCAAACTTTTCAAGGAGAAGCATGGGGATAGATATGATTATTCGATGTTTATTTATCCCGGTAAAAAGAATGATAAAGGGATTGTGATTTGTAAAGATCATGGTCAATTTCTAACTTCCAAGCAACATCATTTACAAGGTTCTGGTTGTCCTGATTGCGCGGGTGTCCCAAGAGGGGGATTCAAACGAAGAACCCAAGAACAATTCATGGAAGAATTGAAAGAAAAATATTCGAAATTTCAGGAATATGATTTTTCTAAATTCATATATAAGAACAACACCACCAAAGGAATTATCGCATGTCCCAAACACGGAGAATTTCAAATCACTCCCAAGCACTTGTTGGCAAGACAATATGGTTGTTCCGAATGTTCGGGAAAGAAAAGATTGACGATTGAAAGGATCAGGGAATTAACATCATATCAAATTCCCAATCAGGAATACACAAACAATAAAACACATATTAAAGCTGTGTGTGAATTGCATGGAGAATGGTTGGTTAGACCGGATAATCTTCTTCACTCTAAAACAAGATGTCCAGTATGTGCTGAGAATCTATCTAAGATTGAAGAAGAACTTAGAGAATTTGTGGAGTCTGAATTGGATACCGACATTATTAGAAACGATAAACAAATTTTAGATAAAAAAGAATTGGATGTCCTATCCCCAAAACACAATATTGCAATTGAGATGAACGGGTTATTTTGTCATTCAGAAGAAGAAGGTAAGGACAAACATTATCATTTATACAAGACAAATAAGTGTCTGGAATCTGGTATTCGTCTGTTTCACATATTTGAGGATGAATGGCGGAACAAACAGGAGATTTGGAAATCCATTATTAGATATAATTTCGGGAAAGTTCCCAATAAAATCCATGCTAGAAAATGTGAAATAAGAATGGTTGACAATTTCAATACAAGACATTTTCTAAACGACAACCATCTACAAGGATATTCCAATTGTTCAATTTCGCTAGGACTCTATTACAATAACCAATTGGTATCCATATTAACATTTGGTAAAAGTAGATTCGATAAGAATGTGGAATGGGAGCTTATTCGTTTCGCCAACGTATTGAACACTTCGATAGTCGGTGGATTTCAGAAGTTGTTCAAACACTTCATCAGAACTTATAATCCAAATTCCATAGTATCTTACGCAGATAAGCGATATTCAATTGGTAATATATACCGTAGTGTTGGTATGAAAGAGATTCAAAATGATGCGGTGAATTATTATTATTTTAATAAGCGAGAAGGTATTAGATATTCTCGCCATCAGTTCCAGAAACATAAGCTCGAAGATAAGTTACCAATCTTTGATGAGTCGTTGAGTGAAGGGGATAATATGAAGATGAATGGTTTTTATAAGATATATGATTGTGGTAATTATAAATTTGTGTGGAGGAAATCATTGCAATAATTGATTCCGGTATTAAGTATTACCATGAACAGAAAACAATTCAAATTATACGTCACTATCAACAAAATCAATGGCAAGGTTTATGGGGGAAAACATTATTGGTATCCAAAAACTAGATATATGGGTTCTGGTTATAGATTGCGCCAAGCTATGGTCAAATATGGAAAAGAAAATTTTGAAACTAGGTGGTTTAATTTAAAGATAACTACACCAGAAGACTTGAATAGATTGGAAATCAAGTTAATCAGAAGGCTACACCACAAATTCGGTAAGAGTAATTGTTACAATATTCAAAAGGGTGGTAGGGGGGGTTATTACACTGAATACATGGATGAAAATGAATTGGATGAAGTGTATTCTAAAATAAGCAGTGGTCTTAAAGAAAAATATAAAGACCCCGAACATTATGATAAATGGAAAGAATCCTTAAAGAAAAGGAAAGCTACGATGGATTTAAGAAAATCTAAAGAGGGTAAATCTGATAAGGAAATTAAAAAGAGACAATTCATGCTAGATAATGGATTCGGTATTGTCACGTATGAGATATCATATCCCGATGGCAAGTCTGTCGTTGAGAGTAAAACACTCAGAGATTTTCTAACTGAATATAAAACAGAAGATCATGTATTCTCGCGCATCAGAACAAACGGCGAATATGTCTTCAAGAAGAGAACCAAACTTACAAAACACCCATTTCCAGTTAAGACGGTTATAAAATATATTTCAGAGATAAGAACATTCGATACCTATAAAAACGAGGAAACCCAAGGGTCTTCGGCACCTTGGGTTTCAGATTTGATTTGCGTAACTGCTTGAGTATTAACGACTTAGAGGTAGGTTGAAACCGACCCCGGTGTAAACGCAGTACCAAGACCCTTTACGATGATAAGGTGGTAATAGAGCGATGCACCAAAAATGTTGTTCACAATCCCGTAACGAGTCATAAGACCCACACGAGGAGCGAAATCATTTGGTCCAATCGTTCTTTGCACCATGATCGGGATATACGGACAGTATATCAGACCAGTATCATAGTATTCAGAACCCTTGTAACCCAACAGCGCATATTCCACACCACTGGTTTGACCAGAGTAGTAGTTAGGGCTATAGAGCGAGGAATTCTGAACTTCAGTCCGAGTATCACGATAAACCGTCCAGCGGCTACCAACAGTACCAACTTTTGCGATACCAACACCAGCAGTCGAGACTGTGCCATTGATTTCGTAAACCTTAAAGTCAGGAAGCATTTCGAGGATGCTGCAAACACGAGGAGTGGCGATAACAAAGTTAGCGGCACCTCTACGGTTACGAGCAGCCATACGACCACTTTCGATAATAAGGCGTTGATAGAAGGTAAGATTCCGTTCAGCAGTCCAACGTCCATCCGCACTAACAGGACTCCAGATGGAGAAACCTGCGCCAGCACCAGCATTGAAGGCAGTTTGGATCATACGCATCACAACTTCGCGGTCGATTTCGGCTTGGATTTCATACGACATTGCATTCGTAAGTTCTCCATCGATATCGATACCGTTCATGTTTTTGATGTCTTGTTCCAACTCAACCGACCAGCGGGTAGCTAATCTACGTGTTCCGGCCTCAACAGCGGTCTTTTCAAACTTGAGTTCGATTTGAGGGATTTTACCCGTCAATTCGTAGTTGCTCAAAAGTTCAGCAATACCACGGTCTTGATCTGCGAATGTCCAGTGTTCGGTGTTACCCGAAAGGAATCCAGCAGATGTGCCAGTGAAACGTGTGTCCAGAAGTTGATAACCAAGTTCGGTGTCTGGAAGACCAGTACTACCATCGTAAGCAGCTTTAAGCTGATTACCGAAGCTAGAACCAGTTCCACCTCCAGAGGTCTTGCCGTCGATGCTACTATCGCTCAGAGTATCACCTTGATAGGCGTAACGAAGAGCGAAAGCAAGACCAACAGGACCACCCATAGGCTGAACGCCTACGATCTCATTGGAAATCAATTCAGGGAAAGTGCGTCGAATCATAGGAATCAGAATCTTTGGCAGACGAGCATCACCAGTAGCATAGGAGTCGCTGTTAGCGATACCGTTGCCAATGGAAGTCGTTGCACCGAACACACCACCGGAGGCAGCAGTATTCGATTCTTGGTAGCACCACTGTTCTTGGTTCTCAAGGAGCATTGCAGTGGTCTTGTAAACGTGTTCGTTCCGAATAGCTGGGATCGAGTCCGAGCTATAATCGAGAACCTTACGCCACTTGGCAACTGCTTGTTGCATCTTGGAGCCTTGGATATCAGTAGATGGTAGATTATTCATATATTTGACTTTCTATTCACATTGTTCAGGAATTGCTTCCTCATAGTGCGGGTTGGAAATTTTTTACCTACGGAATGTTTGTTGTTTCAAAACATCCAGATAAGGATCAGATTCTTCATCCGTATTATTATTTACCTTTTCAGTAACAATTTTTTGTTCTTTTACGAAATCGGGCTTGTGCTTGCGGTTTTGAACAGCTTCTTCCTTGATGGTTTCCAGTTGCTTTTTCTCTTGTTTTTCAAAGAGGCGAACGGTGTAATCAAAGTTATCCTGAATGAATTGCAGGGACTTGTCTCCCAAAGCCTTCTTCACAAAATTCTTTTTGGTTTCAGGATACTTGGAAGTTCTGCCTTCAAGGAAAAGTTTGACTTCCGACTTGTTCTTGGATTCGGTGAGGAAGCGAACGTTCTTTTCAAGTTCAGCATTCTTATTGCGGAGCTTGTCGATTTCACTCTTACCTTCCACGATTGCCCCAGATACGGATTCCTTCATGACAGCAAGATCGATTGCAAAGACCTTTTTGAGATTTTCCAGAACATTCATGGCTGTCTTGTTCTTGACAGCTTCCTTGATATCTTTGGTTGGAATGGATTCATCAATGAACTCGTCAAGGAAAGCACTAACGGATTCCGTAAGTTGTTTTTTGAACTTGAGAAGATCGCCGTTCTGTTCGCGCTCATACTTTTTGATAACCTTGACCAGCTTTGCGGTCTTATCTCTATCAAAAGCTTCCATGATCTTTTTCATCTTGACCGTGCGATCCTTATCAACGGATGTCATCAGGGTCTTGAGTTTGGAGGCATATACTTCATCCTGT